CGGCTTATGATCAACATGCCACCGCGGCACGGTAAATCTGAGCTCGCTTCGCGTCGTTTTCCCGCTTGGTTCCTGGGTCGTCACCCTGACCGCAACGTCATCGCCGCGTCCTACAACAGCGACATTGCCAGCGACTTCGGCCGGCAGGTGCGCAACATCGTTGCCTCGAGAGAATACGGGAACCTGTTTGACACCAAGCTTGCCGAGGACTCGAGAGCAGCGAACCGCTGGAACACCAGCGACGGGGGCGCTTACGTCGCCGCAGGCGTGGGCACGGCTATCACTGGTCGCGGCGCAGACGTTCTCCTTATTGATGATCCGGTCAAAGACCGCGAGGAAGCCGACAGCGAGATTCAACGCCAGAAGGTGTGGGACTGGTACACGTCAACAGCCTACACCCGTCTTGCGCCCGGTGGCCGCATCGTCGTCATTCAGACCCGCTGGCACGAGGACGACCTGTCGGGCCGGTTGCTGGCCGAGCAGTCCAAGGGCGGCGATAAGTGGGAAATACTGCAGCTTCCCGCCATCACGTCCGATGGACAAGCACTGTGGCCCGAGTTCTATCCGCTGGAGGCGCTCGAGCGCACTCGCCGCGTGCTTCCCGCTCGCGACTGGTCCGCGCTTTATCAGCAGCAGCCTGCCCCCGATGAAGGCGCTTACTTCAAGCGCGAGTGGTTTCGCTGGTACGACACGAAGCCGGCGCAGCTTCGCATCTATGGCGCGTCTGACTACGCCGTCACCGATGGCAGTGGCGATTACACGGTGCACATCGTCGTGGGCGTCGATCCCGATGACAACCTCTATGTGCTCGACCTCTGGCGCGGCCAGACGGCCTCGGATGTGTGGATCTCGGCTTGGCTCGATCTCGTCAAGGCACACAAGCCAATGATGTGGGCCGAGGAGCAAGGGCAGATCGTCAAAAGTATCGGGCCGTTTCTCGACAAGCGCATGCGCGAGGAGCGCGTTTATTGTCGCCGTGAGCAAGTGACAAGCGCCTCCGACAAGCCGACCCGCTCGCGCTCGATCCAAGCGCGCACGTCAATGGGCAAGGTCTACCTGCCGAGCAAAGCGCCGTGGATGGCTGATTTCACCCGCGAGTTGCTGACGTTCCCGGCCGGCAAGCACGACGACATGGTGGACGCCTTTGGACTGATTGGCCGCATGCTTGATGACATGGTGCCGGCGATGGTGCCCAAGGTGGACGTGAAGAAAACTGCGGACGGCTATCGCAAACCCGAAACCCGAGACTCGTGGCGCACGCTGACGTGAGCAAATCCATTCCGCTTGGTATCGCACATCCCCGGGCCGACACCTCACATGCAGGAATGCATTGCTAATGGCTGACTATGCCGTAGCACTTCGCCCGCCCGATCCGCTCCAGCCGCAGGTTCAGCCGCAGCGCGCGACCGGCGACGACAAGCTGGCGGAGAAGCGCCGCAAGTTTCGCGCGTATGAGACCAACAAGGAACGCGAACTGCGCGAGGCGCAGCAGGCCCGTCGCTATTACCACGGCAAGCAGTGGACCGATGACGAGATTGCCCGCCTCAACCGACGCGGCCAGCCCGTCATCACGGACAACCGCATCGCGCGCAAGATCGACTTCCTGGTGGGCGTCGAGCAGCGCATGCGCCGCGACCCGAAGGCGTACCCGCGCAATCCGCAGGACACGCAGAGCGCCGACGTGGCGACGGCTGGTCTTCGGTTTGTGTGCGACGTGGCTCGGTGGGAGCACCTTGCCTCAGACGGCGCGCACGACGGCATGGTGTCGGGCATTGGCGTGATCTGGGTCGGGATCGAGAGCGGCCGCGCTGGCCCAAACCCGAAGCTCAAAGCCTGCCAAGTCGATCGATTCTTCTACGACCCGCGCTCGGTGCAGCCCGACTTCTCCGACGCGCGATACATGGGCATGCATTTGTGGGTCGATATCGACGACGCGGTGGCCGAGTATCCCGACCAAGAGGACGAGCTGCGCCGGATGGTCGATCGCACCGGCGGCCTTACGACCATGAAGCTTGAAGAAGACCGTTCCGAGCAGTGGGGCGACTTCGAGCGCAACCGCGTGCGGCTCGTCGAAATGTATGAGCGCAAGCCGCTTGCCCCGATGGCTGGCGGGATGGGCTGGTACTACTGCAAATTCAGCGGCGATGTTGTGCTCGACAGCATGTGGAGCCCGTACCTCGACGAGAACGGCATCCCTGATTGCCCCTATGTGGCGTGGTCGCCGTTCGTGGATGAGAAAGGGGACCGCTACGGCTTGGTGCGCAACATGCGCCCCATGCAGGACGAAATTAACGCGCGGCGGTCGAAGCTGCTGCACCGCATCAACGTCAGGCAGGTGCGCTATCGCGACGGCGCCGTTGATGACATCGACGGATTCAAATATGAGGCCAGCCGGCCGGACGGCGCCATGCGCTACCAAGGCGTATGGGGCGAGGACATCGATTTTATCGACCAGTCGCAGGAAGTGCAGGGCGAAGCGGAATTGCTGGCGCAAGCGCAGTCGAGCCTCGAAAACCTTGGCCCTAATCCAGGCCTGATCGGCAAGGGTGGCGGCGTCGCTGATCAATCGGGCCGGGCCATTCTGGCGCAGCGCGACAGCGGCATGACAGAGCTGTCGCCGGTGTTCGAGCGGCTTCGGGATTGGAAGCTGCGCGTGTACCGGAAGATCTGGCACCGCTGCAAACAGGCGTGGACCGGCGAGCGGTGGATCCGCATCACCGATCAAGACGAGGCGCCGCAGTTCCTCGGCGTCAACCAGTATCAGACCGACCCGAACACCGGCGCGATCACGGCCAGCAACGTCATTGCCGAGATTGACGTTGACATCATCCTCGAAGAAGGCCCCGACACCATCACTATGCAGGAAGAGCTGATGCAGACCTTTAGCCAAATGGGCGAGGTCGCTGCGGGTCCGCTCGGCAAGGTGATGATCGAGCTGAGCCAGGTGCCGAACAAAGAACGCCTGCTCAAGATGATCGACGAAGCCACGGCACCGAATCCGGCCGTCGTCGAGATGGAGCAGCGGATGGCCAAGCTGGAAGAGATGCTGAAGGCCGTCTCGATCGATGAAAAGATTGCCGCCGTCGAGAACAAGCGCGCTGACACCCGGTCCAAGTTGATGACCGCATCGACGCCGCCGCAACAGCAGACCGACGAGTTCGGCAACCCGACCGGCCCGCCGCCAGCACAGCCCAACGTCGGCGCCGCGTTCGAGGCTATGCAAGCGTTTCCCTTGGCCTATGGCGCGCCCACGGTGGGCGAGATGGCGATGGCGGCCGGCGAACAACCGCCGCCGCAGGAGATGCAGCCCGGCATGATGCCGAACCAGATGCAAGGGCAGCCGCCGGCACCGATGCCGCCTGACCCAATGGCCGACCCGATGGGCGGCATGATGGAAGATCCCAGTTTTAGTGGCGTGGCCCCGCCGGCCTAACCGGCGTTTCGCGACTGCGGCGCGTAATCCGCTGTTCACGTGACCAGCTACGATAAAGCGGGGAGAGACGACATGGCCGGTAAGGACGACGACGACAACGTTCTAGGTGACGTATTCAGCTCGAGCCGCGATAGGGGTGCCGATACCGCAGCACCCGAGTCCGACAAGGTGGAAGCAGCGCCGGAACCAGACGCCAAGGCTGAAGAGCCGAAGGCCGAAAGTGCCGAGCAGGCCGAGACCAAGGATCCGTTCAAGCAATACCGAGACCCCGAATCCGGCAGGCTCGTTCCTCTGCACGAGCTGAAATCCGAGCGCCAAAAGCGCCAGGACGAAGCTCGCTTGCGCCAGGAGGCGGAGACGCGCGCTCAGACCTATGAGCGGCAGATCCAAGAGCTTCTGGCGCGTGTGCAGCCCCAACAGCAGCAGCAGCCCCAGCAAGCCCCGCCACAGGCGCCAGACCCTTGGACAGACCCTGAGGGCTACCAGCGTTTTGTGACGGCTCAGGCGCAATGGGTCGCTCAAAACGAGCGGCTTAACACGTCGGAGATGCTGGCGGTCGAAAAGCACGGCGAAGAACTCGTGAACAAGGCGGTGGAAGCTGCCAAACGTCACGGCGTTGCCGAGCAGTTCGTGCGGTCGCGCAACCCGTATGGCGAACTTGTCAAGTGGTTCCAGAAGCAGAGCAAGCTGGAAACCATTGGCGACGACTTCGACAGCTACGAAAAGCGACTGCGCGAGGAAGGGCGCCAAGCGGCGCTTGCTGAACTGAAAAAGGGGCCTGCGCAACCGCAACGGTTCCCCGGCACGCTGGCGGATGGCACTGCCTCCGGCGCGCAAGGTGCCGTCCTCACTGACGAGGCCATGATGGCAGACGTGTTCGGGTCGGATCGACGTGCCCGAAAGCGTGCGTAGCCTGCGTACTAAACGCCTCGTGACCAACCCCTAGTCACGAGAAAACCCAATGGCAGAGACTTCAGTATTGTCAGGTCTTGACCTGACCAAATGGCGGCGCGAGTTCATCCGCGAATACGTTCGCGATACGGGCTTTGAGCCGTACATGGGCGACAGCCCCATGGACATCATTCACGTCGTCAACGACCTCAAGGGCGACGGCTACACGATCCGCATTCCGCTGATTGCGCGACTGCAGGGCAATGGCGTGACGGGCAACACCCGTCTGTCGGGCTCGGAAGAACGGCTTGATCAGTACTATCAGGACATTTCCTGGGAGTTCTACCGGAACGCGATCGAGGTCAGCAAGAAAGAGCGCGAGAAATCCGCAGTCGATCTGCTGAGCGTGCGCCGGCCGCTGCTCAAGGAGTGGGCGTCGGAACTGGTGAAGTATCAGCTCATCGGCGCCATGCACAAAATGGCGGATGGCACCGAGTACGCCAGCGCCAGCGCCGGCACGCGCAACACGTGGGTGACGAACAACGCTGACCGCGTGCTGTTCGGGGCTACCAAGTCGAACTACTCGACGACGATGGCCACGGCGCTCGCCAACGTGGACGCCACCAACGACAAGCTGACCTCAGCCATGGGCCGGCTGGCAAAGCGGATGGCGCGCACCGCCAACCCGCACATCCGGCCGTTCAAGACGGGGACGCAGGGCCGTGAGTATTACGTGATGTTCTGCCATCCGTATTGCTTCCGCGACCTCAAGTCGGACGCCACGATCATCGCCAACAACCAGTATGCCCGCGCACGTGAGGGCGACGCGATGGAAAAAAACCCGCTGTTCCAGGACGGCGACCTCATCGATGATGGCATCATCTATCGTGAGATCCCCGAGTTCCTGCAGGCGCGGCAGGGCTCGACCTCCGACAGCCTCGTCAACACCAACATGACACTGATCGACGCTGGCAACGGCGCCACGGTGGATGTCGGTGTCAACATCCTGTGCGGGGCTCAGGCGATCGGCATGGTCAACAAGCAGGCGGCGACGCCCATCACCAAGAAAGAGGACGATTACGGCTTCTTCGATGGTGTCGGCATCGAACTCGCTCACGGCATGGACAAGCTGCGTTGGAACAACGGCGCCGGGACCAACAAGGACCTCGGCATGCTGACGGTCTACGCTGCTGCCCAGCCCGACGCCTGATCTGTGATCTGAGGAGACAACACAATGGCAAGCTACACTACTCAGAGGTCACAGACCTACGGCACCGTGTTTGGTCAGGGCGGAAGCCGCAACCTGATCACGGATACCGTTTCCGTTGCACTTACCACGGCGATGCTCGACAACGTGAACGACGACGTTGAGCTGCTGTGGGTGCCGAAAGGGGCCGTGTTCGATTCCGCCGTGCTTTCGGCAACGGACATGGACACTGGCTCGCCCGCGCTCGCTTTCGACATTGGCGACGACGGCGACGAGGACCGCATTTTCGCGGCTTCGACAGTCGGTCAGGCAGGCACGATGTCTACGGCGTGGGCGCGCGCTGCCCACGGCTACAAGTGGACGGCGGCCACGAAGATCAAGCTGTACATCCAGGCAGCGGCGACAACGGCGGCAGCAGGCACGCTGACGTTCACGATTCGCTACTTCGTGGATGAAAACTTCTCCGCTTCGAACGCCATCGTCTCGTAAATGGCGGCGCGAACGAAAG